AATGATAATTGTTGATCTTGCATGTTTGATTGTTGTGCAAAACCAGCAAGATCAATCCCGTTGTAATTCGGGGTATATCCACCAAAAGAAGTACCTGCACCCACTTGAGTCCTGCCAAGTAATGAGGATATTTCGTTAAATCTTGATTGTCTTACTTGTTCACCAGTTTGAATAGAGGCTTGGGTTAAATCAGTATATTGACGAGCAACTGAATCATCCATGCGGTTCATTGCTTCGTTATATTGTTCACTTCCTGCGGGTATTCCTTGATCTGCTAATTGTTGAGCTAAATCTCTTTTTTGTTGTTTAATAATAGGATCAATCATAGCTTTGCCACGATTAAAAGTGGCATCTTGGATGGCCTGCCCATTATTTGAAAAATCACCACTTAAAGAACCGCTTAATTGAGAAGCCAGTCCTTCTTGTCTTAGTCTTTCGGATTTCGTGAAGTCGCTTTCGTTAAGTCTTACGCTATTAGTTAGCGGATCATAAGTTTGCGAGCCTTCTGGTGTGTAGATATTGGGATTATTTAATAGTAAATCTTTCTTTTGTTCAGGTGTAAGACTTTCAAAAAGATTTGCAGTTGTAATTTCTTGTTCTGTAGGCACATAAGGAGTGCCGTCAGCATTTTTCTTTTCATCAAATATACCCTTTTTAGTTCCAATACCACTTCTACCAGTTCCGGCAAAGTTATTACCAACAGCCGTTAGATTCATTGCTTTATTAACAAAACTTCCAAAACCCATATTTTATTTTAAATTATATTACTAACGCTTACACTATAGTCAGTTCTATACCAAAATAATTGCTGACCATTTAAACTAACTTTAATTCTCATTCCTAAATCCACGCCTTGACCAGATGAGTAAATTAACTCATTTCTTGTTAATCCTTCAGGGCTCCACATTGAAACATCCCAAGTTGAAGTGTCCCAAAATGAACCAGTTGCAGTCGATGAAGCGGTTTGAGAAGTAGAGCCTCTTCCGTAGTCAAAATTAACTATTGAATTTACAATTGCGCTCCCATCTAGTTTTATGGTATTTCTATAAGCATTTACTGTTTTTTCTTGCGGGCTTCCTAAGTTATTATAAGCAGCTTGAATATCGCATTCTATATTGGCTCCGTTATCATTATATCCATCATCAGCTTTAAAAACCTTACCATTACCCCCAAAATAGAGGCTGTTATTATACATTCCCCAAGTCGAGGCGTTCATCCCTGTAAATTTACAAGCAGAGCCTGTAATAGTATTGACAATATACTGATGATAGGTTGTATTTGTGGCCACTGGTACATTAACCAGAAGCCAACCCCCCTTTGGATACATCGCAACTTCCCAGCCATAATTTCCGCTATAATCATTCACGGCTTTAATTGCTGCACCAGATAATTTACCTCTTTGAGTAACTGCTCCATCGTTCTTGAATACTTCACTAAAAAATACAAAGTCTTGATCTGTAATAATTACAATATCACCAGCGACTTTTTTAGCTCCTCTTATAGCTATCGGGCGACCTATTTTGTAAGTTCCAAGTAATGACCAACTAGCCGGATCTGACCCTTGATATAAAAGAACATCACCGGAAGACATCAAAAATACTTCATAATCATCAACGCCATTGCCGCCGTCTAAGTTCCAAGTCATCATTGAAACAAGATTACCACCAAAAGGAGCGACTCTTGATAGTTGGAATTTAGTAAATGTTCCGCCTATTGCATTAGTTGCGCCATACCAAACATCTTGAGCGTTTGAGTTCCAAACATAGAGTCTATTTTTATGAAGATTTATGCCGTTTAATTCGGTAACTGTTAATCCGCTGCCGCTTATGGTACTTGCTGCAAGGGTAGTGCCATCAAATGTTTGCGGTGTATCGGCGCCATTTACCATTATTAAATTAGCGTTAAAATTTACCCATTGCCATCTTGCGTTAGTAAAACCTGTACCAACACTGGTAATGCTAGCAGCATTTGTAATGTCGTTCAGAGTAGTTCCGTTAGCGCAAATAAACTTTCTTGTTGAGTTTGCATTATACTCCATAAGGGTTTCAACATAGCCAGACAAACCAGTTGCATATTGTGTAAATCCTTTTCTTGTTGAAACAGAACCTTGACCAGGAAACCAGTTTTCCATAATAACAGCATCAGTTGGCTCCATAGAACTTTCACTATCTTTAGTATTCAATCCACCAGAAGGGCAGGGTACATTGACCCTAAGGGCCTGTCCGTTTCTTTCTTGATCCAGAGTTGGATATGATTTGCCTAATGTTAATACCATTTATGGAGTGATTGTTGCTGGATAGCCAACTTTAATGTTGCTATCATAATAATAATGTTTGATCGTTCTTCTTGCGCCATTTGTTCTAGCTCTTTCTATTGCTGCACTATTGGCGATTTTTTGCTCTTCTGCGTAAGGTCTGCCTTGGTTTTTTAACCATCTCCAAGTTGCATCTAATCTAACTATATGAGCATCAATTGCTGGAACATCTGTATCAGCCAGCCAGCTTGATTGACCTGCCGCCGCTGCACTCAAAACAACTAAATTACTAACATATTCGTAAATATGGGCTTCTACTGCGGCAGGGGTAGGGAATAATAAAACTTGTCCAGCTCTGATTCTTGAATATTCGTAACCAGTACCGCCAGTAATTCCTTGATTTTTAAGAATTCTCCACTCTTCGGGAGTAACTGGCATTGCTACTGGATGTTGTGTGGTAGTATTCCAAAAGGTATTATTTATGAATCTGTCAAAATCAGTCGGCAAGTCATAGCCAACTGTTGAGGCTACTGTATTAAAAGTTTTTTCCTTTTGTAGTTCTTGCCAATCATAAGCCCTTGCTAATTCAGTAATTGACACAGTCATTACTTCTAATATCTGCTTTGCAGCGTCCTCAGTATTACCAATAATGGTAGTTGGAACGCTGCCAGATTTAGTTTCTTTTAGAATTGATTGTGCAATTGTTAAAAGGCTCATTATTCTACAGTTTCAGTTTCTACGATTTTAATTTCTTTTTTAGCAAAATTATGAATTTTTTTCTTAGGTTCTTTATTTTCTAAATCAGCAACGGATACTGCGGCAGCTTTTAATGCTGCAATTTCTTCTTTTGCTTTTGCTAATTCAATGTCAGGGTCTGGCTTACCATTAAGCTTTAAATCAAGATATTTTTTATAAGCGATTCTGTATAAATCTTTTTCGTGAACAGGTGTTTTTTCACCTTGAATATAGATATTTCTTTCAACTGCTTTTCTTATAGCAACTGTTCCTGGGTCGTTAGGAATCGTAATGTGAACCCAAAGGTCATACTCTTTAGTCACCTCATTCTTTTTATCAAAGAAGGCTATCATTAAACCTTGATCCGATACTAATTGTGTCGGAGTAACGTTAAGAACTAAATTTGTCATATTTTTAATTTTAAATTATTAAAATAAGGAGGGGTGTTTTAAGCCCCTCCAAAACTAACTACAATTAAGCAGCTAAACCATCATCTACGAATGGATAAGCTATTTCTAACTCAGCCAAACCAGTTGAAGGAGTATCAATTGCAGAAGCACCTTTGCACTTCTTGATTCTGTCGCCAGCAACAACAGCATCATCAATAGATCCAGCAGTAGCAGTTCCATAGCAATTTGCGTTATCAGCAAAAGCGGCCAAAACTTTACCTACAGCTTTACCATAGATTTGATACCAACCAAAACTAGAAGCGACATTTATAGACATTGAAAAACCAACATCACCAATATCATTAGCAGCCAATAAAGAAGTTGAAAAATCATCTGGATTAATAAGAACGCATGAACCTACAACAGTAGATGCAACGCCTTTTAAATAGATAAATTCGCCTTCACCATAAGCGGTAGAGGCAGTATCAACAGCCTTAACTCTAGTGCCTAGTGGCAAGAGTTGGGTTGTTGAAGTGTCGGCAATGGCTTGTGGAATCACTTTGCCATTAACAGGAGAAAAACTAGACATATTTATTGTTTATTTAAGGTTATTATTAAGCATGCATAACGCCATGAACTCTAGAATTATCTACAGTCATGTTTCCAATCATAGTCATAGGAATGACATAAGCTGGCTGGTTATAAGGACGAGTCGCCTCACCTTTTGTAAACAATGCTTTACCTAGATATTTCAAGAAAATATGATTGGTATTAATAAAATAAGCATGAGAAGCAGGACATTCAGGATCATAGAACACGTCGCTTGATTTATATTTCAAGTTATCAAAACCCATAGCTCCAATCTTATCATTAGTAATTCTTTGAATAGTTTGGGTAGCAGTTTCAAAATAACTAAAATAAACACTGTCAGCAGCAATCATATCAGGAAGTTCGCCCATTTGAGCTTGGCATCTTAGATACAAAGTATTGAAAGCGGCAAGGATAGTGGTTGCTGAAGCTGTTACGGATTCTACGGAAAAATCGTAAAGTTTAGGCTGCCAGAAAGCGTAGTTAGCGCGGTTGATTTGGCCTACTGTTCCAGTTGTTGGAGCATCAGCGATCAAAAGTTGCAATCCACCAATATCTTTACCACCAGAACCAGTACCATCAGCATAAATTGAGGTTCCTAAGGTGTTAGATAAAGAAGATTCAAGCACTTTGATTTTAGCTGCTAACAAGTCAACAATTTGTTCTTTACCAGCATTTTGTGCATATTCTAAATCAGTCATGGTAACAGTACCACTAAGGATTTTTTGTGCAAAAGTTGCAGTAGAGATTACATCTTGAGGAGTCGTGTTATAAGTGTCATACTCGCCTTGATATTGAACAGTTCCGTTAGTTGCGTAGCTGATTTTTTCTTGGAAAGTAGCACCGCCAGAACATTTAACGATGTTTCCTTTAGCTTTCAATTTAGAAAGTAAAGGGTGATTGTTGGTAACGTTATCAACAATACTTGGAGCGTAAGTATCCAAAGTAGTGGTTAATAATTGTCCAACAAGTGAATTTGGATTAGGCATTTTATTTATTTATTAAAATTATTAAAAATTTGTAATAAATATTGGTCTTTCTACAGCGTTCCAGATAGATGACGAGAAACAATATCTTCTAATGCGGCCCTTGGATTAGCGGAGGAGACACTCACGCTTGAGGTCCTTCCCGAGAATTTTTTTAGCCTCTTGGCTTTTTCCAATTCTTCTTTACGCTTTTCTGTTGCCTTTCTGGCATTTTCAATATCCCTCTGAACAACTAAATCATCATCCATCAATTCCGCTTTTTTATAAGCCAAGGTTAATCTTTCTTTACGCTCTTTTGCGTTAGCAGGGAAGCCTTGTTTTTTATTATAAATAGCAAGAATATCAAAGATTTCATTTTCTAATTTATCAAAATGGGGGTATCTTAAATTACCATCATTATCGATAGAGTTAGCAAAATTATCAATTTCTGCATTGATAGAATCGGTTAACTCTTCTTGTTTTTGTCTTTCTACTTGGGCGAGCCTAGACTCAATATTTTTATAATGATTGTCTTTCGCTATCTCTTCAGGAGTACGATAATCATACTCATCTTGAACAGGTTCTATCAGACTGTTTAAATCAATCTTAGCAAATTTTGCTAAGTCTTTCAGTGTTTGAATTGGATCTTTTTTAAAGGACTCATCAAAAGCCTTTAAATTAGCCATTTCCTTTTTAGTGTTTCCTAGTTCAAGTCTAACTTGGTCTTCTCTAGCACGTAATAATTTACCTGCTTCTATAACCTTAACTTGTGCTTCGGGATCTTTTATTGATTCAACGGCTTCCCTAAACTCTCGTGGTTGCCCACTAAGAGTTTTTTTAAGGTCAATTCCCTTGTAATCAGAATTCTCTTTTGCATCTTCTTCTTTTTCTTCTAACTCTTCTTCTGTATTATCAGAAGATTCAATCTCGGATTCTTCTTTTGAATCTTCCTCTTTTTCTTCAACTTCTTCAATGGTTGGCCCTTCTTCAATTATCTCTTCTTTTATCTCGATAATTGGCTCTTTTGCATCTTCAATTGTGCTAACACTTTCTAATAATTTCTCTCTTAATTGATCTTGGATTTCGTTCATAGATTACTTTTTTATTGACACATGTATCAAATTGATTGTCTCAAATTGAGAATAATATATATTATGTATCAAATCGAATCATTGTTGTCAAGAATTTTATTAATCTTTTTTAATAATCTTTAATGTGACATCCAGCCTCTCTAATAGAAGCTAAATAATCTTTTTTGTTTGTGTAAACTTTATTATCTAGATGGCTCATAATACCGCCTTTATCATTTATATATTGGTCAATTGTTGGATCTTTGCCGCTAAAATGAATGCTTCTATTGGATAATCCAGTTGATATATAATCTGTAGGTATCCATTCAGCTTTTCCATCAATATAAACTAGCTTTTTTCTTGTCATAAAATTAATGATTTTTTAAATATTCTGTAATTCCGCCTTTTAATCGCTGTGGCCTGTTCCAAAACTCATCAGTTTTCACGATTATAAAAAAAGATAATCTAATAGCTTTTAATAGCTCCGCCTTATCAATACATTTTTTGCCAGTTTTTGAATTGATATAAAACCCCCTGCAACCAATTACTGACGACTTGTTAAGTCTATTAATTTTTCTATCTAAAAAATATTTCCAGGATTTTTTCATTATACAAAAGTTTGTTTGTTAGCTTCTCTTATAGTCTCGTTTAAATGTTCAGTTTGGGCCATAGCCTCAGAGTTCATTAATGTAGTTCTTGCGCCGACAACTTGGCTTGTTAATTGGTGCTCTCTATCAGCCGCTTTGTTAGCATCTTCAAACTCTAATTTATCTTGGTGAATTGCTTGTTCTTGCAATAAAGCAGCTTTTTTAATATTTAGCTCTTCCTGTGCAATTTGTGCATCAGTTGCTTGTTTTTGTGCTTTGAGCTGTAATTCTTGTTGTCTGATTTGTATTTCGGCTTGAGCAAGCATTTCCTCAGCGGTTGGGCCTTTTGGCTCTTGCTCTTCTTGACTAATCAAAGACTCCTCAACCATCCTACCGACCTTGAAAGGTTTAGAGATAAATAACATAAATTGCTTGAAAGCGTCAGGTGTAATAATGCCAGCTTGTACCATTGGAAAGAATGAGTTTGAAAACTCAGAAATCGACTTTATATATTCTACTCTGTCAGCTTTTTCTTGTTGTTGGTCAATCTTAATTGTAGAATCAGTTTCAACGTCAATCGCAAAAGTTCTTAGTCTATCATCTTTGATTAACTTCTCTATTTCTGGGATTTGTTCCGGTGTGATTGCATAGCCTTTTAAATCCTCAATCGGCTTTTTCATTGTTTTTTTAAAACTTTCTTTTGCTTGCTCGTTCATTTGTTCCAATCTAGCAACTTCATCAGGATTGTTTGGATCAGTCATTGATTTAGCCTCGTTCAGTAGAGCGTCTAGTTTGTCTTGTTCGACCTTGGCAATTGCTTTAATATCAACAATTTTAAGTTGAGTCATTGCCGCCAATTCTGCTACTGTGTAATTCTCAACAGTTAATTCACAAAGTAGGCGAATTAAATCTCTAACCCAAAATTCTAATTCTTTTTGCAATGGCTGGATTCGAGAAATAGCAAACTGGCCTTTCATTTGTTGGGCTGTTGCAGTTTCGCTTGCAGTCGTTACCCCTCTAACAATATCACTAATTCCGGTAATATCTCTAATTGAGAAAATTACCCGGTCTTTTCTATCGTTTAATTGTGCAATGGTTCCAATAATCTCACCCAAAGGCTTAAACATAACTAAATCCTGCACTTTCTGCATTCCAGTTGAACGCATTGGAGTCATTGATCCGTCATTACCATTAAATAACGCTTCCATATCAGAACCCTCAGCGATGGAAGAATAAATACCAGTTGCTTTACATTGCTCTACTAAAGAGCGAATACGGCAATCAATAGTGTTAAGCTCTTCAGCTTGTGTTTTGTATTGTCTATAAAGAGGGATTGGTCTTAAATCAATAGGATTTGAATTAGAGCCAAGTGGGGCAGCAATCGGGAAAAAATCTTTTAAATTATAAGGGTCTTCATCATTTGAAAGAATAGTTCCGCCACCATTCAGGGTGAGGAATATAACAGATTTACTTTCTTTATCCCAAACTTCCCAAACTTCAGCCATTTTAAATAGTTCGCTATCTTCTTTATTTCTATCATCAGTTAATCTAGTAGCATTTAATTCAACTGCCTTACCTTTATTGCCGAACTCTTCGATAAGTTCTTCTCTTGTTTTGTAATGTCTAAAAGCTATCCAGCGAACATTGCACCACTCTTTATCGGTGGACATTCTAAAGTCTTTCCAGTCAACATATTCGATCCTGCATTTTTTTTCTGATGAATCAATTTCTTTCGTTCCATCTTCTAACTCAATTTCATTTTCAGGATCATAACAAACACGAGCAACGCCACGGCCACCAATTAAAAAATCATCACGACATTTACTGATTACTGTTTCAGCGTCAGAATCTTTGAGGTATAAATCAATAGAGCGTTCCATCATTTCAGAAGCAACGCGATTGGTTTCGCTGGTGTCTAAAAAGCGTTGGGTAATGTTTGTTTTCGGAAGTCTTGAGAATAGAAGAGGGCGGAGTGTTTGAGTGTTAGACCAAAAAACATTGTATCGATCCTCTCTTTGTCCTTCGTTGTTATATACTATGAAATTCTCATCTGCTTCTTTGCGCCAAGTCTTCTCGTATTTATCAGAGTTTTCTATTTCTTTCGTCCAGATCTCAACAAGCCCAGCATCTCCAGTGGAGTGAGTTAAATCTTCTTTATTTTCAACTTGAATATCGGCTCGCATGGAAGGCTAAATCTAAATGATTTATTATCAATATGTTGACGCATGCAAGCCTCGAATTTTGATTTTTACTAAATAATTTTAGTAGTCAAGTGATTTTCTGCTTTTTTTCTTGAATTTGTGGTTGGGCAGGCGAACTGCCCAACGGGTTGCTTTCGCAACGATCTGGATTAATAGTGAATAAATCTGTCATAGAAGTCAAGAAAAAATATTTATTTTACAAAATTGCTTGTTCCATATTTTTATATTCACTAAACGTATTCATTATTTCTTCTAATTCTTTTAAATATTCTTGTAAATTTTCTCCTCTAATTTCTATCTTCCCTTTTTGTCTCAATTCTTCCAATTCTATCCAATGCTGTTTGCGAACTTCTTTTTTGTTGCCTTCGTGCATAATTCTAGCTGTAATAGGATTACACAGGATAGAAAAGTTGTTATTGCCAAAACTTTCCATTCCTAAAAAAAATAATTCATCGGTAATAAAATTTCCTTTTTTCAAGGACCAAAAAATGCCATGCAATTTTAGTCTCTCAATGTCAACATCTTTACAATCTAGTTCGCTCGTATAAAATACCTCTTTGCCGCATTCTACGCATTTACCATCCGGTAGGATAGTGTGATTGCTAATAGTATTATTAATTATAGATCCTTTTTGGATAGGATCTTCATAGAATAATTCTCCGATTTCATGCCCATTTCTACAGAGACCAACAAAAGATATTTTACCACCTTTGCCTATAATTTTTACATTTGACGCCATATTATTTTCTATTAGTTGAATAATTTTTAGGGTTAAAATCTTTATACCACTGTTCCTCAAGGGCCAATTGAGTTTTGGGCACTTCTGTCACAATTGGGCGAGACATACATAAATATCTTAATGTATCTACTGCATGGTCTTCCATATCCGAGTTTAAATCCTCGGGCTTAGATGTATCATATTGCATGATTGGCAATGTTCTAATTAAGTTTCGACAAGTATTAAAAAAGTATAATAAAGGCTTTCCATCCTGTCCACTAAATCTAGCTCTTATTTGCTGCCATCCAGCCACTCGCTTATTATCTGCTGGCCTCCAATGAACCTTTTCTTTTACCATTTGCTCCATTATACTTTCACCGCTTGATACATCAAATATTGCAGGATCAGCAACCATATCGTTCATTTTCTCCCCTTGCTGCATTTCTTTAACATTTTTAGCAATGTCGGTAGCGTGCATCTTTAAGCCTTCGTTAGCTTTCCCGGTGCATCCATAGAATTCACGATAGATAATAATTGCACCGCGAGGGAAGGCTCTTTTTATTCCTCCGCAATCTATTAATGATCCATCACTAACAGCGCCCCAAAGTACGCAAAAAGGTTTAGAATATCCCCAATCAAAGGCCCTAATCTTAAACCATTCGCCAGGTATGAAGAAAGGTTCAATAATATGTTTCTCTTTATCGAAATTATCAAAGTAAGCTCCATCTATCGCATCCCAGTCGCCATCTAACATCGCCCGAGCAAGAGAGCCGCCCAATCCTTCCAACTTGGCGGCGTAGAGTGGGTCGTTTTCGGTCATTGTAGGATTGTCAGCTAACTTGGCAGGAATGAACTGTCTCAACATTCCACCCTCGGCATCTGGCATTCTTCTTATTTCCATTGGCTTACAGCCATCAATA